CAACACACAGTTTGTCCACGATTACATGGTCAACGCTCTTTCGAGTCACAAACTGGTGCAAGCGGTATGGCCGACCCAGCCTCTGGGGTAACATTAAGTTACATTGTAGGTCAAGGACCACAACGCGGTCGATTTTGAGGTTTGGTGGAATTCAGTGCCTGGCGCATCATGTGCATTTCCGAGCAATAGCTGTCCCACTCCCACCCCGCTGTCGACCACACTGCAGCCCGGCACCCTACAGCCCAGAATCAACCCCCAACACACAGTTTGTCCACGATTACATGGTCAACGCTCTTTCGAGTCACAAACTGGTGCAAGCGGTATGGCCGACCCAGCCTCTGGGGTAACATTAATGGAACCCGGAGGGGAGTGACCCCTCCTGTTGCCCAGAATCACCGCGCTAGTTCGCCCGGATGGCCGACCCGACCTCTGGGGTGTCTTTTAAAAGATAAAATAAAATACGATAAAACAGATTGCCCTGAAATTATGTACAAAAGAAAATATGGTTGGAATGGAAAGAAGATCCAACCATATGCTAGTTCAGTGCCAGTCTTCTACCTCCCTTACGGGTTCGATGACAACGGATGAACATCATAGCATCTTGGGTCTGAGTATGCAGACCTCAACATATGACCGAGTCGCAGTGGGGTACCCACTACGACTCCAAGACAGGTAAGAGATAAACCTCTCTTCCTGTGTGTAGTCTGTCAATGATGGCACCCCACTTCCTGTGGATGCCGTCATAAAGAGTGTGAAGTATATATAGAATCTCTTGCGAAATTCCATATTACTAGGTTGGGGTAGGTCAATACCCTGCTCCACTAATTTGGTAAGGCTAGTGGGCAACCGCTTGTCCTTGTTGGTGAACAAAGAGGCTCTAAAAGCGTCGAATTCCAAGGCTCCATCTTCGTACATGGGCCTAGTCCGTATAAAATTCCGGAATTTGAATCTGACGTATGGGTCCTCCTCGTTCCAGATATCATCCCCAGTTGGTTCAGGGACGTACCAAGAATTCTCGAACCGGTAATCGAAAATACGCCGTATTCGAGCAAACTGAGGCAATGTGTCCGACACCTCAGGGATTTCGACTGGTAGACCCCAGTAGTTGTAATGGCCATTTTGTAGCCGAAGTGAAGCCTTAGCAAAACGAGGGTCATCCTGTCCTGGCAAACACGACTTGCCTCCATCTGATGTCAAAACTTCAATGATTGTGTTGAAGTAATAACGAGCGGTCAGTTGGATCTGAAGAGGAGTGTAATACCGGTTGGGGACGTATCCTTCATCTAGGCTAGCTTCAAACTCATCAACAGCCAGTTTTAAGAAGGAATTGACAAAAGAAACTGAGAATTCCTGAGACAGCACGGGAGCCAAAGCCCCACAAAGAGCACGAACACCACACAAAAGGCCACTACCCGAGACATTGTTCCATTTCGGAACGTCTCTTGGATTAGGTGCAGTTGGCTTGGGTGGTGTATCCTCAATGATGGGTTTCAATGTGAGGGCGTCAAACTCAACATCGTAGATTGGCTTACCAGTGCTGCGTTTAAGCTCGCGAAGAGCGTCCAGGGGTTCCTCCTCCGGTTTGGGCTGTAGAGAGCCAGAAAAGATGGTGGGGTCATGGATTGCAGCGGCATAGGTTTCGCGTAGCACTTGTTGTGCGGTCTTGTTCGACGTGCGCACGTCTTGCAACAAGCCTTCAATGTCCAGAATCGTGCACAAGGAGAAGTTGTCCAACAGAGGCAGGAGGGCTTGCTCCTCTGATGTGAATGTCTCCTTGATGTTCTTGGGCATGTACGGCAAGGCAGCCGCGATAGCTGGTTTGCAATTCTCAATGAAGTCATAGCGAGTGTAGGCCAAGTCAGAGAACTCGACTTGGGTTATATGGAACAAAAGAAAGAGACCATCAACGGTGCGACCAGTCCGGCCAGCACGTTGTGTGATGGTCTGGCTCGAAAGCTTGAACATAGAGGGTCGAGCCACCACACCTCTATCAGTCATTGTTGTGGACACAGTCACGTCCACATCTGGTGATAGTACAAAAGAAACATCTGGTAAGGTGATACCAGCATCACTGACGGAAGTCGAGATGAACACAGACCTGGACAGGTCTGGGGCAACTCCAGAAGAAATGAGTGAGCAGTCTCGGTTTATCAGAGTTGAAATAATGTGCAAATCCTTCTTACTGGGAGCGAAAATAAGCACTTTCTCAAACACTGACCGAGAGTTGGTGAAGGAAGCCACCTCTTTGTAATAGGAAGCCATGTTGTCCAAAGTTTGCTCCAAACGAGTGATGGAGAAACGATTTTGCGCAGGTACCTCCACCATTTCAGGGTGGTATTCCGTGGTTAAAGGAGTGGCAGTAGAAAATACATGTCGCAGATCGGGGTGAGCCTTGAAATACTGTCGTAAAACAATATAAATCGGTTCATATACGTGAGCTTCATCGAGAACGAAAATGTTGTCTGGGTGCCTTAGTGAAGCGTTAGCCAGGAATGACTGACCAGTAGCGTACACGATACGATAATCAGGCTCAACAGTATACCCCTCCGTTGAGATGTAAATCCTACTAGCAGGGAAGAGAGACTGCATGTAGGTGCCAACAGATATGGCAAGTTGTGAGCGTGGTACGATAACCACGACGCGGTTGTGTGTCACACGTTGCAAGAGATCAATTAGTCGCGTGGATTTTCCAACGCCAGTGGGTGCGCTCAGGCAAAAGGAATGTTTTGGTGAGTGCGACAACCTCACCATAGCGTTAACGAGTGGCTGGGTGTCAACAGCACCAGCTGGCGACACCTTCGAGATCAACCAACCAATCAACCTGCCAAACCAAACGCCGGGAGAATGCAGACTCAAAACCAGGGGTGTTAGCTCCACCTCCATATGGACAAAAGAGAGGAAGTAGATGATGATTGTATCGATTATGTGGAAATCGAAATCCAGCAACACGTCAGTGACCTTGCCTGTGAGTGTGAAAACAAACCCACCAAAAGCATGGTCAATCAGTGTTATGAAAGTAAACAAGGAGAGGACGCCACGCCGCTTTTGATTACCGCCCATGACATAGGAGTAGACATTAAAGAGGTAATGTCGGACCAAACAAGAGGAATACGTGTGTTTCCTCGTGTCCACCACTAAGGCAGACGATCGCAGAAAAGAGTACGGAGTTTTCTCGAGTAAGTACCTAGCCACAGAAGGGTCAGACACTTTTCCATTAGCGTAGGCCACTAGGGTAAGCGGCCAATTAAGAAAACCATTTCCTCTCATCTGAAACCATTCTACCCACGATGTGTTTGCATATCGTGGAGAAATGATGGTGGGGCAGTCTGACAACCAGCGGACGAAGAGTGAGAAGGGGTCAGGGTTTTCGATCAGAACGAATGTTTCGTCATTGTCCAAAGTCTTGATCATGTCCTTGTACTCGTCACTCAACTGTTCCACAGCTGTCGGAGTGCCATACCAGGCACGTAGTACCGAATTGTAAGTCGGTGGCTTGTGTATACGTTTGGAAGACATACCAGACTTCCGCCATTCCTTACGGTGCAGTAGGTAGTATTTGCTAGCCATAGTTGCTAAGCTGTCGAAGATGTCCTTGTGATGCGCACACATAGACATGTAAGACAACAAAGCATCATATTCAGCTATGGAATTCGACCTACCATCCCGCTGCCAACCCTTAATCTTGCCGAGGAGTCTCTTTTTGGTGTGGCAAGTGGCCCAAGCCAGGTCCGCAGTCACGCCAGCTCGCTTTAATTCAGCGGTGATATCCGGTGTGAGCGGTAGGGGTTGCTTCGAAAGGAAGGCTAAAGGCAGGTCCCGATAGTCTTCCCCTTCCTTCAACTTCATAGAGAGTGTGGGTAGGCGATCTTGCCCAGGGGCCTCATTACGCATGACGGTGCCCAGAGTGGTCATTGCGGTGGCCGCTTTCTCAGGTGTCCAGCCAAAAACAGGCTCCCAACCTAGCAAGTGGTCATCTCCAAAATTAACGAGTGTATTGTAATTGAAGAATTCCCTCGCGCGCAAGCCCGTTACCACACGCCAAGCAAACAAGTAGTTTATAACGAGTGCCAAACAGTTGTCGGGTGTGGTGGATGAATGACCAGTAGTGAAGCCCTGGTCTTTACCGGCTATGTCCCCAAAATTTTTGAAACCCATGGGGTGGTGTAGGAGCTGTTCGTAAGCTAAGTCTATCAATTGACAGATCTTTGCATGATCCCTATGCTCCTCGAACCCCTTTTTCCTGACCTCAGCTACAATCCTCATAACGATTGGAGGCTGGCTGGAGTCGAAAGCAGTCATGTCACCCGCCCACACACGTGAGTGTGAGGACAACACCCTCCACAACTTATCAAAATTTTGTCCATTTATCGGCATACCCACTTTCATGGGTGTGGACCAAGGTTTGAAATTGTGGTTGGGCTTGAAGTTAAAGATAGCAGAGATGACTTGATGCGGAAAAGCAGAACCAACTACGGTCCGGACCGCTCTCATGGTAGCCTTCGATGGCTTAGGGTCTCGAACTTGGTAAAGACTGGCGCGGGAATTAAAATCTTCCCACCAAAGGCAAACACTTTCTTCCAAGCGGCAATGAACGAATGTTTACCCCCCATGGTTTGGATGGTGGCAGCACGTGTTAATTGCTTGAGGCGGTTAAACCTCCCACGTACACCAAAACCAAAACCCATGTTGTACCGCTTGATCCACTGCTTATAAAGAAATTCCGGTGAGGATAGTCGTGAATGAGCGTACTGAGGGCGAACAGCCTCGTAAGTGGCTTCAACTACATCCTCAAAAAGAGTGTCAGACATGGAGTCAAGGTGCGACCCAGTCCAATATCGGGAAGTGGAAGAGATCTCCTCCTTCACACCAGTGAATGAGGAGGAATGAATGTACCCTGCCACCTCAGGAAAGAATGAACGCCACGACTGTAGCGTCTGAAACCAAGGACGAATCGCAAGCCCCAGGTTGTTGAAACCCAAAGAAAAATTTGAGGTGCCCAGCAACTGTTGGCGTAGGTCACCCCATTCGCGCAGATAACTAGAAGAGCCAGGGTCTTGTATAGAATCGATAAAGCTATCGTCTATAGGAAACCCCAGGTCTTGCAGTATCTTGTAAGACTCACGAATTGTATCTGGAGTCGGGGATTTGTATTGTGCCTGGATGAATTCTGGCAGTCTGAAATCATCTAAGGTAATAACGAGACGTAAAAGAATGCGGCGAGAAAGTCCAAGCCAACCCACTTTGAATAGTGAAGATATCTTGGCCGTGTCTAGGTGTGACAATTTATTCACACCATTCTCGTCGAATGCAGAAACATAGGAGACACCGTACATGAGGGAGAGACCTGTCATTCTGCAAACCTTGTGCATTTCAGAGATCCACATGTCAAAGATAAATTTCTTTGACAGGTAAGCTCGAATGACCGACGCAAAGATATAATCAAACCAAAAGGAAGGAACCACCCATAACGCTGCCACAGCAAGGAAGCCACACAGCAATCTCAGAAGGGCTTTCATCATTGTTGGTGCGACCCTAAACGGGAAGATCACCAACTTGATGAACCTGTAAGAAAGGAACAAAAGGAAACCAAGCAACAGAGCAGCTTGGAATGCTGGTGACCATACAGCGAAAGCCTGAGAAAACACCTTGTTGATAATGACAGGATGGAGCCGTGATATGTCAGTACGAATATCCACTACATAGGGTGTGGGCACATCTTGAAGAGTGCCATCCACCAAAGTGGGTATATGCACGACGCCTTTGGCAAAGGTGTACTGCCGATGTGAGTACGAACGAGAGTAAAGGCACAATTCCAGTGCCCAGATTTTTGACTGTAATGAGATGTGTGGTGCCAGCCAGGCGACTTTGCAGGGTGCCAGGACCTTGGCAAATTGGAAGAGCCACACACCCGCGAACCAGAAAAAGGAGAAGTCAAGGAACAGGAAGCAAAATGCAGTGCAAAAACAAAATACCACTAAGGGAATCAGGAAAATGAAGCCACCAAGACCAAGAGAAAAAGCAATGGGAGTCAAGAACAACCGTACCCTGAAGTAAATGTAGTCGTCAAACTGGGGCCTGGAACCTGGCATGCCAGGTGTGGAAAGCTCCAAAACATGCCCCAGTATTTCGACAGGTACGGTTGCTCCAAAAGCCAAAAGAGTGCTCGTGGTCTTCAACCATTCGGAGAGGCGCCGGATGGCAACCGGGTTGAAAAAGGAAGTGGAATAGTACTGGACCCACCCTATCCAGTTGCACAAAACTTTGTACAACAGGACACCTGAGTCCCAAGCACTATCCAAACTCACAGGGTACCCCAAAAAGAAAAGAAGGATAGTCATAGCAGCGCGACCGAAAAGGACTACATTGAACACAGTGACAGGCAAGACTACGAAATATAGGAAAAGCAGATCACCAACACCCGAGTGTAGGATCGCAATCGAAAACAACGCGGCAGCCAAGAAAGAAAGCAGAGGACACAAGAGGCAGACGAGATCGATAAGCATCGAAAACAAACGCGAAAAGAAAGAAAACCGGTCCGAAGGCAAGCCAAGCAGCGCACGGTACCACCTGAACAACACCATCAATAGGAAACGCAACCCGAAAAGACGCTGGCAGAACCCGAAGACAGTGTTGGTAAGTGGGAAGAACAAAAACAGCAACTCATCGGGGCGTGTGTCAACATAAGAAAGGATACCAAAGCAAGACGCGAACAACGCACAAGTCTTCAGACCCCAGGACACTCCAAAGAGTGACTTGGTGAACGAGGAGAAAAAGGAAAGGAGAACAAAAGTCAGAGTGAAAAACATTTTTAATAATTTTATATTTTGAAATTTTTAAATTTTCTTTTCGAGTCGGTTGTCTAGGTTACCACCCCACAAGATACGTATGTGAACGACGTTTTGGCTTGCAGTGCAAGGCAGATTGTTTGTTTGTTTGCGTTATTGGTTATCTAGGTTACCACCCCACAAGATACGTATGTGAACGACGTTTTGGTTTGCAGTGCGAATCAGATTGTTTGTTTGTTTGCGAGATTTCTTGTTTTCTTTCCCACAATGGGCCAAGCCCATTTCGTCATAAGCTCATCAGGTGAGTTTGTGCCTATGCCAGTTACCTATTATACGTCAGGTAAAACGGTTTCAGTATTTAAAATCCACAGAAGTGGTATACACACACACATATTAGCCCACCATGGCTTATAATATGTGGCATTCGAAAGAAT